TCTTTCTTACCTGGTACCATCCTGAAATCTGAATAAAACGGTACTTCAAATTCCAAAGCTGGATTTATAGTTAGTGTGGTAATGCCCTTTCCATTATGTCCATGGAAAGGAGTTTGAAAGTTAGCTGGGTCGTACACAACATTTTCTGCTGTGTTACTGGCATTTGTAAATGCTGCCCAGCCTCCTCGAGTTGTAGAATTTTGAGCAAGACCATCTCTATTTGGACTTCGTTGAACCATCCAATTCATGAGACGTGCTGTTAAATTCATACTACCTCGAGGGACACACTTATATCGTATAGAACCTCTCCAACCAGAATGCATCATAGTTACCCAATGTAAGAGTACTGTATTGCAATAGTTGTAGGGAGCAGCTAAGGACGTTTGATGTATAGCTCCAGTGACATTTCCTCGTAAAAATGGAAACATTGCACTTCGATATTTCATTGTCGCATTTGCTGCACTAAAATTACCTATAGCAGTGTGTAAATTGTACCTCTTTATAAGAGGTCGGAACGATTTAATTACTTCTCCTGTGAATACCTTATGTACATTCGTAAGGGGGTCTTGAGTATCCATAAATGGGTTATCTGATTTGTCTTCAGGTTTATCTAGTTCATTATCACCCATATCATTAGGTGATTCCTGATCTCCCATTTGTGGTACCATTCCCATTTGTGGTTTAAATACAAAGGATGCGTAATAATCGTCAGGTACGAAAACTTCAAAATCATCACCTGCTGAAACAAATACATTAACTCTGACATCTGTTGCAGCAGTGGAATTGGGTACGGTGAGTTCATTCTGTACGGTTACACCAATTATTCCATTTCCTTCCTCCTTTGAAGTATATCGTGTTGTTGAATACAACTGTGTGACTGAATCAATACCAGGTAAATGATGTGTAAGTAGAGTTCTATCTTGACCATTACTAACTGAAACTGTAAAGTCAGATTCCTCTGCTATATCTATTAACTGGATATAATTAGTGTTGTATTCATCAGTCGCGACCCAATTAGGGTCATAGACTATTTTTAACCTACCTTTATCAAAGGATGAGCACATTATTTGAAATCTAAAGTTCAATGTACCTGTCCAATATTTAAAAGGTAGAGCAGCTACTGCACAAGCTGGAAAATGGAATCCCCCATCTGCGGGGTTGTATGCCCAAGTAACAGGGTCTACTCTTCCATTCCACAACATTGTTCCTGGTGCAGTACCTACAGCCCATGCAAATTGTGTTAAGTAAGACTCTCGCATTGCTATAGTCTTAATACACATAGGATCACCAGCATCTATACCAGTTGTTCGTGGGTCTATGGTCAGCTCCTGTTTATCATCAACAGTTAGCTTCTGGACCCCATCTGGCACTGTCGTTAGTGCTAATGATGATACTTGCGTAGGTTTGTAGGGACACGGATTTAGTGTCGCTGGAGGTCGCGAATAGCCAAAAATTCTAGCTATACCTGCGACTGCCTCGGCTCCCTTAGCGGTAGCCATGGCATAGGGTGCAATGGGTGGTATCTGAGCTAAGGCTGAAGCCCAACGAGATATAGTGGATGCTGGACCGGATATTACTCCGTTCTTATTGGCATCATCAACTTCATCGTTCTTCTTCTTACCTTTTGGCTTATTGGCTTTACCCATTTGCGGTGAGAGTGTATCAGGTTCAACAGTTGTAAGAACACTAAGTTGTACATCCTCTGCCCATGCTAGAACAGTGATAGTGACATCAGTCGTACCACCATTTGCATGTGCTAGAGGTTGAAAACTACGGACTGTTATTCCACCTAATACATCCCAATTTGAGCCAGGTATCCAAGTGTTATTCACTGAATTATAAAACGGTAGGACTAAAGAACCTCCTTTACTCGTTGTTGGATTCAGGAAGACATGTGGTTGCTGAGAAGCTTGAACCATGTCAAAGGATGTACCAGCTCTGTTTTGTGAGAGTGTATCTTGCACTGTAAATGGTAAATAGCTAGCTAAAGCTCTACTATACAAAAAGCCATTTCCATTTATAATAAATTTAACATGCAATTTACATCTCAAGAGAGAAAAGTTTGCTATTCTGTTAGAAACTCGAGGATTCTCAAAATATAGTGACCAAGGATCAAATTGGTAGAATAGGTTTGCACCCACACTCCACTCCTGTTCATCAATCACTATAGGTCTATTGAAGAAATTCTCCAATGATGCATCATGTGTATCCTGTGAGGTTCGTGTTTCATCTATATAACTATGAATCATTGTCTCATAGGATTCTTCCTCATCAAAGAATCTAACATTCTGCACTTTCTCTTGTTTGGCCATATTCGTTATGGTCAGATCTTCGGCTCCCATCTGTGGTTTAAACGGACATTTGCAAATACAACAATAACAGTATCTACTACAAACGGGGCAC